CTATTATTGGTGTTAGAAAAAACCAACAGACTATTACTCCAACTATGTGTTTTAATGTAAACCATTCTAAATTCATAATTCTTATTAATTATTGTTTATCGTATGGGTATTCTTTTGTTCCTGAATTTTTTATTCTCCATAAATTTAATTCTTATGTTTTAAGTAAATTATTATCCAGACTGGCAGTGATCGCCACTCCAATTATTGTTATTATTATTTGTCGTAGGTCAATCATCTAAATCAGATAAAATATCTTTATAAGTGTCCACTAAAGAAGAACCTTCATCAATAGCTACTCCGCCTAAGGTTACAACATCTTTAACTGCTGATATTGGTAATTCAACCGCTGTTCTAATTAATGCTTTTAATAATCCCATACTATTATCTCTTATTAATAAAAACTTTTAGAGTTCTGCCATCATCTTGTAAATCAGTAGATATAAAAATATCATTAGCCCAATCAACCAATCTCCCACCACCACCTTCTTCAACATCTTTAGTCCAATCAATTACTTCCACTCTATTTATCTTTTTATCGTAATTTTCCATCTTATCTCTTATTAATTATCTAATTTTTTATAAGCATTTTTAATAAGATCACGAATAATGTCAACTTTAGGAACCTGCTTATTTTTCGTAATTGATTCAATTAATGTTAATTTCAATAATTGTTTTTCAGTTTCCGGAGAAAATCTGAAAGCGGTTTGTTTGTAAGTTCTCATATCTTTTTTATTCATATAACCAGTATAACATATATAATAATGTTGTCAAGGAAGTTATCCACAATTAATATATCATAAAATCATTAATTCAGGCTCAGGTTCTCTTGGTGCAAACGTAAGCATTAAAGCCTCAGCGTCATCAGGGCTATGTCCCATTCTCTTAACATAATCCTGCTTTGGTTCGATCTTCACTCTACGTTCTGAATCTTCCTTATAACGGATCTCAGGTAGCTGTTGTAATAAATCCTTATCTCTCTCAACCGCATTCTTTTTTACCCATTGAGCTAAATCCCAGTATGCCTCTGACTTAGCGTTTGAAAATCTCTCTGTGTCTTGTGCATTCGAACCGGCAACAAATCCAACAACCGGTATATCTAATTCAAGACATCGATCAACAACACCTGTACCAATACCAATTTTATCAATCACGTAATACGGATAATCCTCATCAACCTTAAATTCATCTCTAAACTTCCTAATCCTAGCAACTTGACTCATTGTGTCCCTATCCTTGTTCCGATCAATCCTACGGCCGAATTTAGGCCATCTAGCGTAATGTACCGAGTAATCACCTCCGGCCCCAACGTCATTTCCTATCGTTGGTATAGTGTCGATCTTCTTATCCAACTTATCGAATCTATCGAATGAAGCCAACAATTCTTTCTCAGTAATTATTGGAGTATAACCTCTTTCATCAGTAACCGAACCTTCTGAAAATTTACACTCCCATAACTGCTCAAAAAATGGCCTATCTCCAACCTCATCAATCATTGACTGAGTTAAGTAACCCTCGTCATAAGGCAAAACCTTACTTTCCTCTAAACCTTTATAACAGTCAACGATAATTTTCCTATAAGCATCATCGTGGAACGAACGTCTAAAATGATTATTTTCAAACGCATTACCTACCTTAAGCAAAAAGTTATCTGCCGAGTTAGCAAGCATTCGGAATATCATAGCCTCAACAGGATCAGGAATCAATGGCGCCTCGTCCATAATGATATTAGCTGAACCGTGTCCAAGCAACGCGCCTAGATTATGGGCATTAGTAGCTTGAGCCGATAAGACATAGACCTCTCCGCCTCTCCTAAAAGTTAAACGATCCTTCCGTTCTTTTTTCTTTAATCTCTCAATCGGTATATCAACGTCTAACTGTGAGTAAAATTTAGACGAATCGAACAAGTGCTGTATAAGATGATTCATCAGAATTTCAGCCTGTTCTTTTTTTGGACCAATAAAAATCCAAGTTTCCGGGTGGAATACTACTCTGAAAAGAACTGCCTGAGCTATCGTCATTGACTTACCATATCTAGTATGGCAACATATCGTATTTCTCGGGTGCTCCCGGTTAGCGATCAGATTAAAAATCTCGTGCTGTGTCTTCTTCATTATCTGACGTTTGCCGTCACGATTTTTAAACAGTATATCTTCAATAGCCACCTATTTCTTCTCCTCTTTTTCCTCCTGATCCTTTCTCTCCTTGTCCTTTCGTTTCTTGTTATCTTCCATTAATTGACGTATCTCCTCAGCTTCATTATCCAATTCATCTTGATTGAAAGTCATATCTTGACGCTTAACATCTGTTGCTAAACCTTGCATAACCCTTTGAATCTCCCAAGCTATTTTAAAATCCTTAGCTTCTAGCTTAACACCTTCATCATCTTGAACTCTTTGACCAAACTTCCTCATAACTAAAGTAGTGATCCTGTAAATATTTTCGTCTACTTCAATTAGCTTATTCTTTAACACTTCCTCACGTTGCTTATTCATAAACCTTTCAAAAGCCTCGTATTGAATACGTAGCCTTCCATTCTCATCAAAATATCCATCAACAGTAGATTTAGGAATCTCAATCCTATCAGCAATCTCTTGCGCTCTTAGGCCTATATAGCGTAACTCAACCGCTAGTCTATCTTTTAATGGTAGTTTCAACCATATTTTTTCTTCTTCTTTTTTTTCTTCTGGCATATTTTAGTTTATCTTAGTCTAATTCGTTACCTTTTTAGCGTTTAACGGCTTAAATAAGCCAAACTGTATTTTTGTTAATCACTAATCTTTTTTCTCCTCTTTAGGATTATTTTTTAAATACTCCTCTACAATATCCATCATTCGAACCATTATTGTTCCGACGTTTTTTATATTGTCGCGGGCAGATACTTTGCGGACAGTTTCGGCAAACCTATTAAAGTCTTCTTTATCCGCTAGGTATATCTTAGCTTCCGGGGCGAGTGAATTAATAACTTCCTCAAACTTTTCTGTATGCTTAGCCAAAAACAGTATATTAATAAGCTCGTAGTCCAAATTTAATTTAATATCGTCAATGCTTACGGCGTCTAGGTCAAAATTAATTTCTTGGTCCGTTAGGCCTGACGCGATTTTGAAATCAATATTTTGGATCTCATCGTATAGAGCCTTTAAAACCTGCTTATCGTCAAAGCCAGTTAGCGAATTATGGCTTAGCTGTTTTGATACAATCTCGTCCGTACTCATCTCTCTCTCAATAACTAAACACGGGATATTAAGAATCATTGCCTTGCGCGCGGCCCTGACGCGATGATGACCCGAAATTATATGAAATTCCTCATTCCCGGCCTGATTTGCCTTTTTTAACGCAAAGAGGTAGACTCTCAAGTCTGCCGTCCTTTTTAATATTTTCAGTAAGGCGATCGAACTTGTCGTTTGACATAACTCTAGCATTCTTGTCTTGCTCTCTTAGCAATTCAACAGCAACCCTATAAATAGCAAAGTTTTTATCGATCTCGAATAGCCTTTCAAATTGTCTATCTTTTTCATCACGCATAATTATTCAGTTAAAAATTTATTAATCGCGCCTTTGAAATCGTAGTCGTGAAAGTCGGTATCGTACATCAGCTTATACATTCCGTCCGGCAACTTTTCCTTTTTAATAATATTCATTAAACCGTTGTTTAACTTCACTTTACGATATTTTGATAGGCAGGTTGTTTTAAGTCCGCGGAGGTCATACACCCTATTGACGTTTGACATAGAACCTGTCATAACTTTCTTCATCTCCTTACAGGTAATAAATAACATCAACAGTCTGTTAATATTCGGATATTTCGTACTCGGGCAGGTAAAACCATAATTCTCAAATACCCTTGTGCTGTCCATTCTAAACAGTTCTGACGAATGAAAGCCGACTGTGGCGAATATTTTGCCGTCTAGTGCGATAAGAAAATAATGCTCTGCTTTCGTATTGCCTAATTTGTGGCACCACAGATCCCGATAATAAAGCGCGATCTCTTGCTCAACTGATATAAAACTTACTTTTGTTTCCGGCGTTATCTCGTCCGCGGGCCCAAAAATTTCAGAATTTTTATATTTCCTTAGCTCTTTTTTGTTTTTAAAATTAACGTGGCCTTTAAAATCGAAGTCCTTAACAAGATCTGGCTTAGTAATAAGCCAATAATCGTATCGATCAACAAAATATTCCTGCGCGAACATAACCTCATTCGGATCAAACTTCTCAACTTCCTTGTACTTGTACCAGATAACTGGGAACGGCTTTGTCTTGGAATGATCGTATAGCTTATTGTATTCCTTGGCTAAATCAAATTCTTCAATGTCGCACTTATAATCAATAAACTCCTCGAACTTAAACATTTTTTCATACCCGCCCTTGAACGCTGGTGGATTGATAACCACTATCGTCTTGTCATCAAGCTCCGGCCTCTCAATCTCTTTTCTTAAGTCCGCGATATTATAATTAAGTCCTTTGTAAAATTCTCTTAACTTGCTCATCTTGTCTGTTACTACTTTCAAGTGTTCGCCAAAATTTTCAACGATCTCGTCATAAATTACCTTCTCGTATTTTATATGCGTCCGCAACTGAGCCATCTTCATCAGCAAAAGCAAATAAGCTACCTTCTCGGGTTGTTTAGATTTATCTATTGCACCATATCCCTCTGCATATTTACCAACTACCTTGAAATTGATTTCGTCAATATCCTTTCCAGCGTATAGATAACCAAGTAAGGAACTAAAAAGCGAAATGTCGCTGGTAACTAATTGCTCATTCTGAAAACCAGCAATCTTTGCGCACTTCGCAATAGTAAACTGACCACAAGCCGGAATAACTACCTTGTTAAAACCTTTACCGTGTAAGTACCTCAAGACACCTAACAAAAATTTTCTCTGTTCGCTAGGCGTGTTTCCTAAAAAGATTTTTTCAAGTTGAAGTGGCATAATTTTCTGCGGGACAAGGAGTCGAACCCCGGTTTCTTAACGTAAAGTCAAGCGTCCTACCACTAGACGATCCCGCAATATTTAAAATAATGAATTAATCTTCATCGCCTCACCATTCGTTAAAATATGTATCATCTCAATATTATTTGCCTTGAGCGACGGATCAATCTTTTGATATCTATGACACTTTTTCGGATCGCCCTCACTACACATCACGCACACGATAGCATTCTCTGAATATCTAATTAATTTTCTAATACCCTCGTCCCAATCTATATTTTTATCCAAGCCACCGATATATTCTCCGGCCCACTTATACTGAATACCGTTTCTTAATAAAAAGTGAACTAACTCCTCTTTGTTAAATTGTGGCGCATATCTTGAATACGGCCTACTTCGGACATCAACTATAATTTGAATTGAGTATCTTTTTAAATTTTTTAACAACGCAACTTGACCTAAAGTTGAGTGCCCCACTGAGTAAATTTTCTCCATAATTTTGTACCTTTCTTTTTTATTTTTATATAATCATTATATCATTTTTAGCTAGGTTAAGCAAATTATAAGTGCGTGTATCAGATTTTGTAGCGTCTAGCATACGTTACCGTGCCATATCTGAAACCTTTTAACTTTTCAAACAGGAGTAATAAGCTTAAAGCAACACATTTTGTTCTGACGGTAACGACCAACCACGCATCAGCCGTCCCACAAATTATAAATAATACATATTAATTTCAACGTGTGGACAGCCATTACTTTTTTCAAAATCCATATCACGGATCAGGAACCACCTATCATCAACTTCAATACCTTTTTTAATTGCATCTCCTAAACAGTCGTGGTAATTAATCACGTCACAATTACTTCTCTTGATAAACCACCAACATTCAATAACAATTTTATCATCTCTAAAAAATATCTTATTCGCTTTTAAGACTAACCTCAAAACCTTTTCAACATACTCATAATAATCTTTAACTTTTTGGCTCGTATAAACTTTTCCCTTAGCGCTAAAGCCCATTCGGACATTCTTGCTTGGTGGCAATGGTAAGCTAAATTTTAACGTCGGTGTAGTATTCTGCATACTTCTTTAAAAAATTATTATCCCTATCTTTTAATTTATAACCTTGCCTTATTAAAAATTGTAGAGTTAGCTCTAAAAACTTTTTCCTAGTGTCTTTGTCTTTCAAATTCTTGTCTAGGTGACAGCTACAATTATTTAATGGCGCCGCATTCAAAATACTGCTATGAATATTATCTCCTCTTTGTCCTCTGCCAAAAATATGATGAAGACAGTCTGCGTGGTTTCTACCACACCACCAACAAATCCCACGATTCCAAGTAAAATATAACCTATCATTTTCCTTAAAATTGTTAATATTGCCACTCCTCATCTTCTTAACTTAGGCCTTTCTACTGACTCTAATATTATTTTAAATTCTTCAAACGTTTTAGCACTATCGGCTATGTAAGTATGATAAGCATTTTCTACTTCCTCAATCGTGTATCTAACCTCCGGTTCTTTAGTGGCGCGCTTACCTAAATACTTAACCCGTAGCTTGGTCCAGCTTAGATTTTTGCCTAACGAGTCTATTGCAGTAGACACACCGTCCGGAAACATTTTATAAAATTTGACGCTATCATATAGATCAGACCTGCTAACTTTTAAATCTTTTGCTAATTGTTTAATAAAATCACCGCTCTCCGTTGAGTATTCCTCAAATTTATTATCCGTTGATATCCTTTGACCTACTTCCCATTTAGCTTCTATAACCTCCATTTTAGCCCTAAAAATCTTTTCAATGAGTATTGATTTACAATCCTCGACTAATTGCTGATAGTGCTCTGTAGATTGAATTGTTATTAATTCATTCATATTTTCATTTTAGCCACTAACATTTTTTTACCCTCGGCGATTTTAGCTCTTGCTCCATCAGGAGTTGCCTTATTTGTATCGTATTCTATTCTCGTTCGTTCCAACTTCTCTTGCTCTAATTCCATTTCTTTATGCTGAACCACGGCCGGCGACTGTTGTCTAAACTTCTCGGCTTGTTTAAGCCAATTAAGCCACGTTCTCTCTAAACTTTTAATCGGCTTTTTACGTTGGTCACGATTATAAACCTCAAAATCATACCATTCTAATTTTAAATTCAAGTAAGAAAAATTTTGTTTATATTTTTCAATCAAGTCAGCCTTGCTAGTTGTATTATTAACTGTACTATTATTCTTATAAGGGACTTCAAGGTTTCTTTGTGGGGGTATTAAAGGTTTCTTTAAGGGGGTCTTCAATGTTTCTTTAAGGGTTATCTCCATTTGTACACAACATTTCAACACTCTTACTTTGCCATCAAAAGATACCTCTTTAATATATTTTTTACTTTTTAATTTAGAAATGTGATTACTTACCTGCACTACTGATATACCAAAAAATTCAGCAAAATATCTATTAGTAGCAAAACAACCTTTATATTCATTATCCTCATTATCAAGACTTTTAATTTCAACAAACATACATTTTTGCATAATTGTCAAATTATTATCCAACCAAATATCCTTGGGTATCCATACTCCTTCAAAATTTCTATGTAGTGAATTATTAATTTGCATTGATTTCAAGTTCCTTTTTAATAAAATCTAAATCCTTACCTAAAAATTTAACAATTTTATCATCATCTACTCCATAGTTACTAATAAATAAATATTCCATATTTGTACCTTTCAAAGCTCTCTACTGCTCGTCCGTAATATCCACTTTGGGAAAAGTGGTGAAAGGTGACGAGCAGAAAAGAACCAATATTACTTGCTAAAAATTTCTAAATAACCATTAGCCATTTTTCTTAACCGGGATTTATTTTTCAAGCGTTCTAAGTAATTAATAATAGTAGTGTGATCTTTCTTCCTTAATATCCTTGCAATGGTTAACTTAGGAATATCAAGCTGAAATAAAACAGACGCTATCACAGATCTAGCGTCTACCAACTCGGCTTTTCTACTTTTGCTCATCACGTCGTCATAACTTACTTCAAAATCTAAACATATTCTAGCTATTATTTCTCCGTGAGCCAATTTTATTTTTATGTCTTTCATATATTAATATTTTAACATTATTCTCAAACCTATGTCAAGTTTTCCACAAAGTAACAATGTTTATCGGGCATACCTAATAGATATACCCTAAAACATCACTATCTTAATCTACTTATCCACAAATTATCTACATTGTAATGTTGTAAACGATAGTTATTTTTCGACCTTTAATTTTCTTTTGGCTTTGGTACGTAGTCATCAATGTAGGTATAATAATCTTTTTCACCTGTACCATCAGCATCTTTTTTCCTAGCAATGATTAAATTTACCCAACCACCATCGTTAACGTGTGGCTGTAAATCTTCCATCTTCATCCCAAGTTTGATTATCTTACCACCATTCTGAAACGTTTTTACCTTTGTTAATCCAACAAATACTCGCTCTTTTTTTTCTTCTGCCATAATTTTATCTACTAGTTATTGATTTTTTTTCAAATATTTTAACACCGTCAATTTCACGCTGTCCAGACTTAACAGCTTGACGTAATTTAACTGAATCCGGACTGCAGTATTCATTTGGTACTTTTAACGGATCAAGGATTTCAAAATCCCAGCTCTTTGTTATCGTTGACGTTGCAATATTTCCACGCGTAGTCCTTATATCATTGACTACCGGAACATCAACCGCGCTTTCTTTATCTTCTTTCAACTTTTCTAAGGCATCATCATCAATTTTTTTCTGCTCCTCGTCTAGTCTTTTTTGCTCTATCTCATTAAATTCAACCATCTTATTTGACAACTCTGCACCAAATTCAATCAATGGTTCTGCTATCCTTTTAAAATCAGATATCAATTTTTTCTTAGTTTGCTCAATAGGTTGAGTATATTCTTTTCGTTTTTCGTCCAAACTCTTAACCTTGTTTTTTACAATTTTCAGTAAATCTCCGGCCTTTGTATAATCATCTTGAGATTGTATATCCATAACATTCTCAGGTATAACAGCCAAAGCGTCTTGCTCAATAAGTTTAAATTCTTCCATAATTTTTTTATTATTTTTTAAACGGTGGTACATTAAAATTTACCACTTTTTTAGTTTTTCCTTTTGGCTCTACTGGTTGAGGACAAGCACAATTTGGATAATCTTCACAACATTGACCTACAACAGTTGGAGCTACTGTCTTATTATCACTAGCATTATTGCCATCATCATCTTCCTCTTGAATACCCAGCATAGCTGTTAGGCTATATCTACGACAATAAGTTAATGCTCCCCCAAGTTTCTGCGGATCACTATTGTCTTTCCTAACCAATTCAATTTCCCCGACCTTTGTTTCGCCTGTTTTATGGATTAATTCCGTAACCAAAACATTTATTATTCCTGTTTCCGGCCCATTACGTCTAATAATTGGCCTTTGAATAAAAATGAAATTGTTAGATAAACAGACCTTTTTAGCCTCTGCTAACACATCTTTTAACGGCACGTACTTTGATTTGAAAAATGGGTTGTCTTGATTTTTTGCTAGACTTTGAATTTCTATCATTAAATTTCCGTAGTCCTTGTAGAAATCACTTTGATTTGATTTCTCTTTTTTTTCATCTACCATAATTTTTTCCTTTCTTTTTTAATTAATATATATTAATTTTAACTTATTTTAATAATTAAGTCAATAAAGTTATACACAGTTTAATCTTCTCGGTTAACTAGAAAATTGATAACATCTGTCTTTAAAAAAGAGTATTTAGGTATTTTGTTACCTGCTCCGACATTCGTAGCTTTTAATTTTCCACATTTAACCAAATCGTAGATTGTCTTTCTAGTTTTAATTGGGAACCAATCAGCCTCTAGCAAATCGGTTACTGTTAAAAATTTCTTCATAATTTTATTGTTAAAATTTAATTAAGTATTCTGGGTTTCCTCCATCAATCATTCTATCTCTAACTTCTTTTCTAGCCTCGTCTGATAATTTTTCTGCTAATAGTCCTTGATTATTGGTATCAAACATAGCTACCATATACATAAAGTTATCTTGAATATTCTTGATATCTTTAATTGAATTAATCTTACCAGTAGCATAACCATATTTATCGTTGTCGCTATCAACCTCTTTCCAAAGTTCAATTGCTTTTTCTTTTAACTCCTCAAAGCATTTGTCGCTTGGCGGAGTGTAATACAATTTAGTCATAATTTTGTCCTTTCTTTTTAATTAATTATTCCAACAATGTTTAGAAGCGTCCCACTTCCAAATATTGCCATTTCTTATTTCGTTGATAGTCCACCTTGTAGCAAACCACGGATCATCAGCTTGTTCGTCAGACACACTAGGGTTCCACCGGCTGTTAATTTGGAACGTACCTCTGTCGCGCGGATCTAACCTACCTCGTTTATCTGCCACCAAGCCACTTTCACATCTTGCTATGTTTTGTAGTAGATTATTGTCAAAATCCTCTTGGTACGCAATAACTGCTATTATCTGCTCCACAGACACCTTTAATCCTTCTATTTCTCCCGTTTGTGGTGTTTTTACCTCAATCAGGGTATTTGGTAACTCGCCCGGACATTCTACGCTATCAAGGCCACACAATGAATAATCTACGGCATAGACTGACTCATCAATAGTTAGCCCAATCCAAGTTAAGATTATCATTGCCTCAACGGCTATCAACACTCTTAGTCTAAATTTTGTTTTTGTTTTTTTCATAATTCAATTTGTAGATTAATTCTTTTGATAATTGTCTTTTTTTGTTTATCAAAATAATCTAAGTGAGGAGTCTTTGATTTAATACCAAGATGTTTTTGCCAAAGTTCATTTTTCGCTTTAACTGTTATGTGATGTTTAATATGCCCTTTATACCAAGTTTCCCATTGTTTATCTATCTTCCTATTTGAAAAAGAATATTCTCTTGTCTTATAACCGCATATTGGACATTTTGGTTTGTTTACTTTCATAATTTTTATCCTTTCTTTTTTAGATTAATGAAAGTTGCTCTAAGTCTTTGCCTTCATCAATAAATTTATTAAGTTCTTTTTCGTAATAACTAACGTGAGCATATAACATACCTTTGCCATAGTCAGGACAGTTAAGATAAAAGTGCGCATCATAACCGAAGTCCAAATCGTATTGACTAATTACAGAGTCACCTTTTTCTATAACTTCTTTTAATCTAGCCTCCGACTTAGACAAATCTTTTCTTACATCTTCGATTGTACGTTTTTGCCTCATACTAATCTACTTCCCTCATCTCAGGATTTAATCCTAAGAATTTTCTCCACTCCTCCTCGCCAATATGCCTTGCCTCTCTAACTTTCGGATCATCTGGCAGATACATACCTTTGTCATTTTGAAAGTGGGCCCGGATTCTTTTGACGTTATCCTCTCGCACTATATACATACTATCAGCGCTGAACCAATATTGCCCTTCAATCTTTTTAACCTGACTATTCTGATAACCAAATATAATCATTTGAGTTAAGTAAACGTCGCTATTTCTACTTCTAGGATAATTCCTCAATGTATTCTCGACCTTGACTTTTAATTGTTTCAATGGTTTTCTATTTTCCATATTTTTCGTTAGCCTCAATTATTAATAAACAATTTTCATCAAATCTGTGAGGAGTACATTCACCGCAACTTCTTCTATTTTTTGGCCGTCTAGCATAATTTACGACTCTACCACACTTTGAGCAAGTAGCTTTCCATTTTAATTCCGGCGTTTCTATTTCTTCGTGGTTATAACATCTTTCACCATCACAACCGATCGCTCTTGCTTTAAATATCCAATTACTATTATGTCCGTCTTTCCTATCACAAAGCGCGTGGGCTATTTCGTGAAGTATCGTATCTCTAACTTTTTCCTCACTATTCAATTCAACCAAGTTACGAGATATACTGATAATCTCCTTTTTATAACTACAATATCCAAATCGTCTAACTGCGTCATCAAATTGAAATCTCCAACCAAATAATTCGTGTTTAGCCATTAACTGCTCTGCCATATTTTTTGCTTTGTACAATTCCATATTAGATAACCCCCTCTCCGTCGCAATTACTGCACACATCTTGGTTAACATCGTCCTCACCAAACTGCGTCATTTTTATTCCTGAGCCATCACACATTCTACATTTCTCTCTAGTAGATTTTAACCCCGGATATTCCTCTCTCTCTTTTGGAAACGTGTAATCTTTATCAATCATATTATTGTAGTATTAACTCTCCATCGCTATCCCAATACTCTGCCCCACAATCCGCATTGTCGCAGATCCAAGTTCCTGTCTTATCCCATTTAGCAAAATCCTCATCTCTGTGACCCATTCTTTCAGGCCTCAACTCGTACTCTCCACACTTCGGACATTCATAAACTTCTTCGTTTACATTTCCTCCTGCTTTTTTTAAATCCTCGATTTTCATAATTTTTTACCTTTCTTTTATTTAATTAAGTCCATTACTATTGCACTCTCTTGGTGAAAATTGGCGTCCTCTAATCCATAAGCACAGGCTTTTAAAATTCTGTTACCATTCCATTCGAAATACTTTGATAACAGCATTCCCATTGCTTCCTCGTCTGTTGCTTTGTACCCGTCTACGAAAGTCTCTTTTTTAATTTGATCTAGTGTCCCCTTGATTTGATTTTTTACTTCTTCGCTTTCCATAGTGTTTTTGCCTTTCTTTAGTTATTTAGTGATATAGATATCATAACTTAGTTTTATATAGTTGTCAAGGGTTTTAGGGTGTCCTTTTTTGTGTTAATTTAGGTAAAAAAAAGGGGGTGTGGATAGTTTTCCACAGTTTACTCTATTTTTAGTATATAGTTTTGTATAAAAAAAGACCCCGTTTCCGAGGCCTTTCTCTTTGTTATTTAATTATTTTTATCTGTATTTTTTATTAAGAGAATATATTATTTTTAACTATAAGATAATGATTAGAGTCAGTTGTACCTTGAGATCCACCAGTTCCACCAGTTCCAGAACCAGCTCCACCACCGCCTCCTCCACCTGCACCACGTGAGCCTGTTCCTGCAGTACCCGGAGTACCGTTAGCAGTATTATTACCACCATTGCCCCCAGCACTACCTGCTCCTGTATAACTACCGCCTCCGCCTCCGCCTTCTCCACCGCCACCTGCACCTGTACTAGCATTAGGTCCACCTGTTGCACCAGCACCACCTGCTCCACCTCTAGCGTTTATAGTTCCAGTATTTGCAGTTAAGGAATTATACATAACAAGAGCCATTCCTGCAGAGCCACCACCTCCGCCTCCACCGCCACCTGCGTTTCCTCCTGTAAATATGCCAGCCGTACCAATTTTACCATCAACATTAATATTTCCAGAAAAATCAAGTGCACCTCCACATTCAATAATTAATCCTCCTCCTCCATAACCACCATCACCACCATTTGCTCCACCTGCTCTTGAACCGCCATCACCACCACCTGAACCTGTAACAATATTCAAGAATTTTCTATAAAACCTATTTTCATCAGGAGTAACATAGAATAATAAGTTATCATCAAAGATTACTCCTCCTTCACCAGAGCCGGTTCCACCAGTATCACCTGAAGCATCATCACCATCTTCACCATAATGAGCAGTAGTATCTAATATTGAAAATCCAGTAGTTCCATTATTAGCACCAGCACCAGTTAATTCAATATCTGCTGAAATCGTAACATTTCCCGTGGATCTTAATATTAATAAAGTCCCGTTAACGTGAGGATTCGTAAAGGTTAGATTGTTCGTAGCAATATTAATTGAAGAATAATTTTTTGTTACAATTTGTTCATTACCGAAATCTATATTAACGACTCCGCCCGATGTATCTAAAGCACCATCACTAGCGTCACCTCCCCATTTTATAGCAGCGTTTAATTCAGTAGCTAGTAATTCGTCTCCTGCACTCCAAGGTTTAGGCATATATTTTTATTTAATAATTAACATTGTGTAAGTTTGATTTTAAGTTAGGTCGATTATCTTTTAAATCTTTATTCAAGTTGTCCAACGTATGCCAAGCTTTATGCTCGGTCCGTGTCATTAAATAAAGATTTTCCTCTCGGTTATCATCTCTCTTGCCGTTAATATGGTGGACAGTTTCATTTGATTTTATTTTTCTTCCAATTATTTTTTCAGCTATAAACCGATCTTCTTTTATCCAGATATTATTATCAACTTTTATTAAGACGTAACCGTGTTCGTATCTTTTACTTCCTATTGGTTTCCATCTTGGATTTTTATCACCTTGCCATTCTTCTTTATTTTTATCCCAGACTTCCTTCATATAGTCCATTCGACCTTCCTTGTAAGCTTTTTTAATAGCTACACTTTTTTTCTTTTTGATTTCATCTGTTAATTTTCTACCTTGATTGATTTTGTGTCCTTTTACGAACGTCATACAATTAAAGTTATTTATTATACTTTAATTGTATATTACCTATGGTTTATTGTCAAGAAATTGTCAGAGTGTGGTCGACCGTAAGCGTATCAACCCCAGTCTTAGATATATCAATAGAAGCGTGAATCAATAAAACACCTGAATCAGCTACACCCGAGCCATCAGAAAATAAACCACATTCTTTGTGCGTATCGATAGCCTCCGCCGCAGTATAAAATGCTGTTATGTAAGCTATGTTATTTGAATTAGTCAAACTAGCCGGTGGCGTCTTTCTATACGTTTCATTTCCTAAAGCCGTATCACCTATAACTGGCGCGGTTGAATCATCACCTACTGCCGTGTAATTAACCAGCATTGTATGATCAGGACCACTATTAGTTAAATTATCTGCTATCATAGATCGACCGACTGTGCAAACTGTATTCGGAGTTTCAAAAATTCTAATAGTGCAAAGATAATTCAATTCCCGTACCAAATCTATAAAAGGTAACTTCATCTTTATACGTCGTAGAATCTCCTCGTAAAGCCTAAAATGCTGAGGCTTTTTCATTCTTGCCACAGTAGCCTTAACTTTGCCCTTTATTTTTAAACTATCACTTTTAGGAATTATTATTCCTGATTTTGTTTTTTCCATATTTTTAATTTATTTATAATTAATGGGAGAGGGAAGTTAGCAACTTCCCCGTCCTCCTCCTGTTTTTGGTCCCGCTCCTGCAGGGCCAGTTCCATCGCCTCTTGGCATAATATTTAATTTATTTATTAACCTAATATTGATCCGTCCATTATAAATACTCGCTTATGATCGCCTGATCCTTCGCCTGACCAAATATAAGGACCAAGCACAAATTGAATATCATAATTTAAACTTTGACCTGTAACCGTATCTGCTAGAGTCATTTCATCTGATATAGGATTATGCACAATCGAGGCAACAGCAGTTTCCGTCATTGTTATTTCTTCGTCCGTACTTTCAACTAAGTCTGTCAATTCGTTAGGCGCGACAACTAGCGTCAATTTATCTTTATTTAATAATTGTTGTAAAACTTCTATGATCCCGAGCGTCCTTTCCGATATTAAAGTAATACTATATATCGGTTCCTTAGGCGTCCACATCTTCGTTGACACCTTACTTATAATAAAAGTTGTATCTAAACCTAGAACATCAGAGTTTATCCTAACTTTCTGCCCGGCAACAAATCCATCAATTAAAGTTTTAAATTCGCCTTCAACTAGACTCCTAGCATAAGCATATAGTTCAGCTCTGGCTCTTTCCCTTGCACCCTCTTTCGTGTCTAGTGTTTTATCAAAAATTATAAATTCGTGAGTACCACTACCACCCTCTGCTGATTGAGCCGCCTCTATAGCCGCGGTATCTCTAACTTTTACAATAACCGGAAGTTTAGGTCGTCCACCAACTCTGACCTCTATTCCGTTTTGAGGAATACGATCATCTCTGAATCTAAGTAATCTAGCCTCGTTATTATGTAAAACATCATACGCTAAAGGATTATTAACCGGCTCCTCTCCTACGGAATATTCTGAGGCAGTAACCGTGACCTGAAAATTATCCTCGTCGTATTGGTAAGTTAAAGGATAAACATTTTGCGTTGCGTCGCCAACATAAACTGCTGTAAACGTATCGCCTAAATAAGTCCCACCTCTAACATAGACGGTATTTTTAATTTGCCTGTTATCTTTTCTAATTATTAAAGTATCACGATTGTAAGACCCGTTCGTATCAATAATATCTCTAGGCGCAATCTCATCTCCCTTAGCGAACATATGCACGTCCTTAGTATAATCGACGTACCATTGATATTTAGTTAAATCTGCTAACGCTTTTAAACAGGCTGAAACATTTTGATACCTAAACGCAACAAAAGCTACTTGAGTTGGATTGTTAACGTTAACTGTAGTAAAACCAGTCGTATAGGTTGAAATGATATCTGCTATTATCGCGTCAACCGTAGTATCTTGATAAGTTTGATTAACCAATTTACCGTCCAACAACCTAGTAAAATCTACACAATCAACATCATAGACATTCATCACATTAGCGTCTGTCCTTTGTTTTCTCCTGACTATAACGCCACCAAATATCCTAGTCCCACTATGGGTTATGATAACTTCACGGCCAACCTCGGGGATATATTGATGACCTTCGTAACCTTTAGTCGTGAATTTACAAGTATCAACTTGAGTCGTTAGAACATTCTTTATATTAAGACTTTTCCAATTAATAATATTAGTTTTATCTATACTATCAATGGTTAAGGTTATCATATTGCTTGTTGATTTTTTAATTTATCAATAATCTGATCTCCTATTTCTTCTGCCGCGTCACTACCGAATACTCCTGTGATATTAAAAGTAGTTCCTCCAATCATTCCAGCCTTATTTAATGGTATAACTGCTTCCGGGCCAGACTCATCGATCAAAGCATTAGTTGGCTGAGTAACCACTCTGCCAGTAGCCAATCCCAAAGCTCTAGCAGGTGCGCCCAACACTGCTCCCGATATATCACTAAAACCACCAAAGCCTTTTGCTACAGCTTCGGCCGCTTTTTTAGCCCATTCTACAATAGACTTAAATTTATTAATTATGCCATCTAATATTTGACCAAATACTAGAATTGCCCCTTGACTTACCTTATCTAACCAATCAGCAAATTCCACAATCCAAGCTATAACTTGAACTCCGGCAATTATTAAAGCCGCTAAGGTCTTAATAGCTAGAATTAAAGAACCAACTAATACAACACCAAACATTTTAGCGATTATAACTAATTCTTCTTCGTGACGTTTAAATATTTCAAATAACTGCTCAAGAGCTGGCATTAAAATTTCTTGCAAAACTACATATACCTTTTCCCATTCTTCTTTCAACACAGTTATCAGTCCAGTTTTTAAATCGATTAATTGTATCATTTCCTCAAACCAAGTTTTTATTCCACCACCAACATCGGTTAAACCACTTAGCTTATCAGTAAGCAAAGCAAATAATTCAATTAGAGGCTTAATTCCAGCATTAACCAACGGTAATATAATACTACCCAAAGCCATCAAAGCTAAATTCAAATTATTCTTGAATAATTGATATTGTTTTTCTGTTGTTTCTGATTGCTTTTTAAAAGCTTCATCAAGAACATTAACTCCGTCTGTCATAGAAGCCATAGAACTATTAAACGAATCTGATTGACTACCTAATAAAGATATAACAGCAGTTAACGCTTCGCCAGAACCCATAGCTTTTGCAAATTCTTCAGTATTGCCTTCTGTAGCTTCTTGCATTGCACCCCAAGCAGCAATAACACCACCACTCTGTTCAACTAAAGCTTCGAATGTATCTACTCCTAATTTTTTGAATAATCCAGAAGCTTGTGCAGTCGGCTTACTCATAGCAACTAAACCAGCTTTTAAAGAGTTTTGAGATATACTTGCACTTTTATTTACCTGCGTTAATGCAGCAGTTGCGGCAGACATTTCTTCTAGTGTCCCACCAACAGTTTCAAATAATGGAGCTAACAAACCAAAACTTTGTGACATTTGAGCCACTGTAGTGATACCATTTCTTACTGTTTTAAATAATACATTTGCTTTTTCTTCTGCGCTTAAAGTGCTATCTTTAAAATTATTTTGAGCAAGAACCATTAATGTTGTTGCTTCTTCCGCAGAACCTAAACCAGCAACAGATAATTTAGTTGCTGCTTCTAAAATCTTTAACGCTTCTGCCGTATCTGTTATACCAGCAGAAACAATCGCATAAGCAGACGCACCTAAATCTTCGGCTGACTTAGGCATTACCTTTAACATATCCTTAATACCAGTTTCTAATTCAGCAACTTTCTGACCATTATCATCAAATAGGGTATTGATATCACTCATTGCAGATTCAAATTGGACTGCAGCCTGAACACCCTTAACAGCCATAGTCGCAGCTAAAGCAGCCACAGCTAAACCAGCAAGTTTAGCACCAGTCTTCAACTTACCAAGAGTTTTACTCATTCCCTTGATTTCTTTGCTGGCTTTATCCTTAGCAGTTAGTATAATTTGTAGTTTTTTATCGGCCATTTTTTCTCTGCTCCCTTCTTATTTCTTTATTCTTGTGATTAATTTCCTCGTTGATAATATTATTCAAAGCAGTCACAAACCAATATGGTTGTTTTCTGTAAGTAAAATAATCCCACTTCATCTGCTTACACATTATTATCATTAATGTATCGTCGTCTATTTGACCACGTCCTCTCCTCAATATGCTACTATACTGATCCTCTATTCTTTTGGGCTTTCTGTTTCTCCTTTGCCTAATTCATTAACTGCATTGCTAACAGAATTATAATCTTCTTCTTTCCAATTCAACATAGTTTCCAGTAAGTCACCTTCAACGTCCTTACCGTCAACCTTAACACCAACAACGTATTGTTTAAGTTGTGCATTCTGTACTTTCATTAAATCAGCACCGTCTAACTTCATATCTTGTAATGAAAATCCGGCAGGACTAATTTCTTTACCCTCTAAAATAGAGGCATTGATAGCTTGTCTTTCTCCTCCGGTTAACCAGCAATTTAAAACTACTTCGTAACCACTTGGAGTTTTGATTTTTTTAGTTTCTCTGTTCATAATTTTTCAATTAATTATAAGTTCCGCATTCTAAGCATTTACGCTTTCGCGGTATTAAAAGAGCCAACAACCCAATAGGAAAAAGCACTACGCATACCAAAATAGTTATGCAACCATAGTGAGCCTTATGAGTCGTTGACTCCTTACATTTTAAGCAATATTTTTTCATAAAATTTCAGTTTGGCCAGTCGATCTAGTAGACTGTAGCCAGTTCGTTTATCAGAGTACACGAGTTGATAACATTATCCTGACCCCCAACATCGTAGAGTGCAAAAAACTCAAGTGTCTGAGTTACCACATCATCATTCGGGAAATCACCAGCCCAATTCTCAAAGTCAACTTTGCTTAAGTCAATTTTGAAAGCCGGGAAAGTAGCAGTTGAACCTGTAATTAAAGTTGTACCTACTAACTCAACTCTAATTGCCTTGTAGCTTCCATCTCTGACAAGATCTAGATAAGTTCTATCTTCGTAATCAACTTCAATCTCACCTCGGATAGTAAATAGTTTATTCACAATATCCTCAGGGTGGATTGTAGACAAGACTGCACGGATTTCAGCGTTCTTTTCAAACGTCAATGTCAAACTTCTAACCTTAGTCGGAGTAGAACTTGATAAAGCAGCCGTAGTGGTAGCAATATCAAAGTTTAGTCCACGGCCTATAAACTTATTCTCTTTTGAATAAGTCTTAGTAGCCGGCGAATACTCCTGAGCAGGGTTAGACAAAAACCTTACCACTGTACTAACAATAGAATCTTTCGTGATATTCAACGTTAGACTGTCTATCATAGCCCTTGAAAATCTGAATGTCCCGATTGGATCTACGGTAATAATAGTTAAACTGTCGTGTACGTTGTCATTCTGTAGAGAGTAAGTGTGCGTATATGCGCTATCTACCGGCCCGGTAACTGTTTCAGTACCTAATAAAGCCTTTAAGATAACACCAATACTTACATCACCAACCTCAATTTCCATTTCACCCTCGGCGTGATTTTGAACAACCGGCGCAACATCACCCTCGCTAATTTCACCGAAACTAGCATTTGACCTTGCCCTTTGGGGAACGTCAAAATGACTCCAACTTAGAACATTGTACCAGTAACTAGCTGATACACTTGTCCCTCTAGTAGATTCGACACCTAAACCAACGGATTGGCGTCGTCCTATCCATTTCGGCATAGTATTGTTTCCTTTCTTAATTAATTATTTAATTATGTAATAGCATCAACGTCTACGTGAACCCTTGCTTGAACGTTTATAGTTGCAACTCTATACTGATCGTCTGGCATAGCATATCCCCAAGCGGACGGTGTGGCCATAAAATTAATAAAAGTGTAACCTGTTTTGACTGGCGCGCCTAACGTTGATAAATCATAATCTTTATCAATATCGTCCAAGATCGTATCAATAAGCTGTTTCATCAAACTTTCAGCATTACTAGGGCTACGTATTTTTTTATTCCTACTAGCAAATATCATTATCCTAAAAGCATAAATTCTTTCATTCTCTTGAGTAGAATAATAATCTGATTCATTATCTGACGGCACTACAATAGCAAACGGATCACTGTCAGTTTGTATTTCTTCCCAATCCTGAACGTGAGCAAGTAACGTGTTTGCTTGCAAAATCGTTTTAATTTTTTCTAATAATTCTTGAAACATATTTATTTAGCTAATTCTTTTACTATTTTAGCAATGGCTCCTTCAAACTCTTTTTCTACTTTACTCTTATTCCTATCAATAGCTACTTTAAAAAATGGCTGTTTTTTCTGAAATCTCGTCCCCTCGTGTACATATAAGGCATAGTTGACGTGTGGCTCTATAATACTGCTTAACACTCCAATACGGGGCCTTATTGATTGTTTAAGCCTACCTGTATCAACTGGTACATAACCTCCGGTCTTCAAATCTCTCAACATCAGCATAGTAGCTCTAGCGATTGCTACCTGAAAAAATTTAGATATAATCGATTTTGATTTTCCTAAGTGTTTCTGTAACTCAGCTAATCCTTTAATTTGTATTGCTCCGGTAGCCATATTAATCTAATTTCTCGACAATGATTTCGTCGTGTTCGAAATTTCCAAAGTCACGTTTAGAAACACCACCGTCAATCACCTTATAATAATTGTCATCTTCATCTCTTAACTTATCACCCTGTTTTATATCAACACTCGAGTCGCAATAAAACACATAGGTTTTACCGTAAACTCCTTCAATCAATTCTGTTCTTTCTCGACTTAACGGCTGAATGTGCATCTCTGCGTGGGTAACTGTAGTTGCTAACATTTTAAAACCTGAAGTAGTCGTTAACCTAGCAATATGTACCGTTTTGTCTTTTAAACTTGTTAGTAATGTAGGCATATTAACCGGGTGTAAAATCTCTATATAAATCAAGGGTTGATAAAACTCCTAAGGTTGAACCAGCTAAACTTGTTACGTCCGTATAGGTAACAGAATAATCACCAAGACTTGTACTTTTAATATCTCCTCCACCAACTCCACCCTCTTTTACAATCTCTGCTATTAATTGAGTGGCCGCTAATTTTATATCATTCGGAACACTATCAGCATTTCCCCAAACTCCTGTTATCTTTACTCGTCTATCACCTTTAATGAAAGAACCAATACTTGATCCCGGAGATAACCGGATCTCAAACTTCGGTGTCGTATTTAATGGATAAAGCAAGAAATCGTTTGACTGTCCTTCGGTTAGAATTGCCAAAGTCGTACCATTGCTGTTTAGGATTAACAACTTACTTGCGTCAATACTCATCAAGTCATCTTCTTGAGTTAAATATAAAATACTCTTTCCATTACCATCGAAATATCTATCTTCGCTACTTGTCTTCTCAAAAATCGTTCCAGTATATTTCTCGATAAAGGCCTCGACAGAAGCTAGCCAATTAGCAAAACCAGCATCAATGAACGCATTGGTTTCAATTTGTAAGTAGTTTAATACGTCTGTTTTTGTGATATAAGCCATAATTTTTAGTTAACTTTTAAATATAGGTCTAACTAATACACGTCGCGTTATATCGTTTAATGTTGCGTATTCAGCCACACCTCTATTTACAAGGTCTTTCGCTTCTTTTAGTTCGACGTTGATAATCTCTGATTCAGAGCTACCCTTGTATTTTCTTAATAATTTTATTTTCATAATTTTGTCCTCGGAGGCGCCTAAGGTAGACGCCCCCTATACTTAACTAACTAATATCTACGGAATTGTGATTAAGGCCTTGATAGCTTCACCAAGAACAACGTTACCAGCGATTCTGGAAACTACACGGATAGCTGTTTGGTCTTTAGTAAACGCAGTTTCAGTATCTTGAGTAATCTTAACAGTCATCTTATTACGATCACCTAACCAATAACCCATCTTGAAGTCACCGAAGAAAATTGTAGCTTCCGGCATATTGTTATTTTCGATAACAGGATATCCGTGGAAAGTAGCAGGCTGACCTGCAGCTACAGGCTCACTCCAATAATATCTACCATTGTCGTCTTGTAACTTACGTAACTCTCTTATGTTGTTACGGTGAATAAGGAACTTAGCGGCAATCTGATATTTCTGAGGTAAGGCGTACTCTAAGTTTATCATATTGTCAAAACTTAGATTTCCAGCACAGGTTACACTAGCGATAGTAGTAGCGGCCAAAGCGGTTGTTAAACCAGTTGGCTGAGTAGTACCATTTCCAATCGTAATAACTCTATCTTCTTCACGTTGAATAGCCTCAGAAAACAAAGTTACAATCAAATCAACAACGTCGATCAAATCACTATCCTCAATTAACTCATCAGAGGAATACATAATTGCAGCCATCTTTTTAACTGTCAATGTAGCCTCGTCAAAAGTAGCAGTAGTGGTAGCCTTAGTGTCATTCTCGTCTGTCCAAGTAACCTTAGGACCAGAAGTAACTTTCGGAATTTTCATTACGTCCCGGGCCATAGGAATGACTCGAACTAACGAACGCATTGAAAACTTCTCAACAATATCACGGATAATCTCAGCGCGAAACTCGTCAGGAAAAAGATAACCACCATCGGCGGCAGTACCTTCACTAAGAGCTTTCAAGGTAGTATGATCGCTTTGAACACAAGCCTGAAAAAATTTGACAATCTTTTCACGACCTGTCATCTTAGCAACTTTTTCCTTAGTCAACTCTTGACCCATTAAGTCTTTTGCTTTTGGAGTAACCTTAATCTGTTGTTCAGTCAACTTGTCGACAGCTTTTGTCAACTTGTCTAGTGGTAGAGCGGCCATAATAGCCTTAGCTGCTTTTTGAGCGGCTTCGTCTACATCACCTTCAGGAGTTTCTGCTGGTGCTTCTGCTGGTGCTTCTGCTGGTGCTTCTGCTGGTGCTTCTGCTTCTGCTTCCTCTGCAGGAGCTTCCTCTGCTGGAATTTCTGCTGGTTCGTTCTCAGTAACTTCATTTGCTGTTACACCATCATCTTCTACCATATAGGTTTTACCATTAATTTTTCGCATTTGTGGACTCATTTTGTTTAGTATCTTTCAGAAACCTCAAAGGTTTGGCTTCTTTAATTCTTTAAGCGCGTGGGAAGCGTTCCCCGCTATACTCTTTAAAATCCGTGTAACCATTTCCTTTTCAGAAACAGGTTGTTTTGGCACGGTTTTTATTTTATCGACTTTTGGTTTAATCACGCCTTTTGGCTTTACCGGAGTTTCTAATTTTTTCTCCAAGCCCGTGATAACTATTTTTAGATCGCTTACTTCTTGTTTTAATTCTTTATTTTCACTAGCAACTT